AACTATGGAGCAGGGGTCTACTGTAGCTCAAACATCTACAGAAAATGCTGATATGGCAAGAGAAGCAAGCGGTAGAGGGGTCGCTAATAACACCGTTGTATCTAACAACGTAAGTAGCAACAATACTACTAAGATTGTTCCAATGAAAGCCAATCCTAGACCAGAATATACAGGGTCTTCTTTAGATCGATATACCAATCGTATAACGGTTTACTAATGAAAAGGGGGCCCTGAGGCCCCGATCTTACTTCTTGTCTGCTTTCGCAGGCTTCTTTACAGCTGGTTTATTAACGGCCTTTTTGACAACCCTACAGCCATCGGCCGCAGTCTGCCCAGCTTTACAAGGCCGTTTTACTTTTTTGCTTCAGGCTTCTTTTCGTCTTTCTTAGCCGCAGGAGCAGCTGGTGCAGACGCAGCCTTAGCAGCAGGTGCTACAGCGGCAGGAGCTGCAGTTTTAGCAGCGGGCTTGGCTTCTTCTTTCTTAGCTGGCTCAGCAGCAAAGGCAGTCAAAGCGAACATAGAAGCAATAATAGCGATAAATGTTTTCATGAATTTCTCCAATATATAAAAAATTAAATTAAAGTTACACTAAAATCTAACTAGCTCGTCACCTTACCTGGACCTAAGTTACTATGGTAACGAGTATCCAGGGTCGGGCTAAGACTACCTAATTAATCGTCATTTGCCAGCTTGGCAAAATAAGATAGGGAATCATCTGCGTCGTCGAAGTCTGCCTTAGGCTTAGCGGCTGGTTTAGCAGCAACTGGCTTTGGCATATCCTCATCTAAGCTGGTAGCTTCAGCACGGGGTGCAGCTGCACCTGTAGCAGAAAGTACCATAGTAAGCTTAGCCTTCAACTCGTCATATGACTTAAAGTTTTTCGGATCAACAAACTCAGCTAATGAGTGTTGCTTCTTCCAAATAGATTCCATTTGTTCGTCCTCTGCCAAAGGTGTGGCTGAATCAAATTCAGACTTATCGTAGTTACGATATCCTTCAACATTACGAATCTTCAACTTGAAGTTAGCACCCTTCCAGAAGTCGAAAGGATTAACTGGATCCTCGTCCTCAAACTGAGGTTGCATCACATCCTTAATCTTATCAAAGATTTTCTTACCAAACTTATACAGTCTGACTTGACCTTCATTCTCGGGATGTGCTGGATCTTTAACCACGTAGATATTAGCAACATAGGTCAGGCGACGTTTTTGCTTACGTACCAGATCTTTGTTAGCCTCGATACCTGAATTCCACAATTCAGTATTGAATTCAGAAACGGGATCGGCTTTACCTAGGGTTGTGAGAGAGTTCTCGATATACCATTTACCAGATGGGCCTTGAAAGCCGTGGTTCCAAATACGAACCCATGGTAGCTCTTCGCCTGCTGATGGTGGTAGGAATCGAATGACTGCGTAGCCGTTACCAGCCTTATCTACCTCTGGTTGCCAGAAGCGGTCATCTTTTGCGTTGTCTTGAGTCTGAGGTGTTGCAATCTTTTCGACTTCTTTCATCAATTTGTCGAAGCCACCTGAACTCTTCTTCATAGAACTAAAATCTAATGCCATAATTTTCTCCTTGTATGCGTTGTATAAGCGTTGTATTTGTGTTGTATTTTATTATTTACTATCATCAAGATCATCATAATCGTCTACATCACCGTCATCTAGATCGAGACTTTCGTCTTCCTCTTCTAACATATTATATATACTTTTCCGATATTTGCCACTCTTATCTACACCCTTGGTAATCCTACGAGCTTTTTTCTCGTGATCGATTTCGAAATTTTTATGTTTCATCTCTGTTGCTACTAACTGCAATAAACGGCCAGGCAGAAATACGCTTCGTAATTTCCGATTGGTGATGCGCAAGTTTAATCAAATATCGTTGTGTTTCTCTAATATGCTCAGATAACTCTGTCATATTTTCTTGTAGGATACAAATAGATTTTTCTATTTCCGTCATACGGGTTTTAGAAAGATCCAATTGCTCTTCGGTAAATTTCATTGTATTTGTCTTTTTTAATTTCTAGAAAAGGTGAATACTTCTTGATAATTCTCGACGTATCCGGCCAGACTAAATCATCTTTTAAATCCAGATCTAATTGATCAGTAAAGTTATTTAGCTTATTCAGAATTACGAGAGTTTCAATTGAGATATCATTCCGAAGATACATTTTTACAATAGGCGGGTGTTGCCCGTTATTGCAACAGAAGAGTTGTTCAAAGGTTATATTGTTCTTATCGGCAAACAATACAGCCTTGTCTAACTCTTTTTTAAACGTATATGAGATAGATTCTATACGTTTCTTCCATCCTTGGTAGCGGTCTTTAGATTCAACATCGAATACACCGCCCCATCTATCACCGGACACAAAATTGGCTACTAAGAAGTTCACAATATCTTTATCTGAGTAAGTTTCTGCTACTCTATTTATTGATAGAAGATCCTTACGTTTAAGAAAAGAATTCCTAGTAGCACGAACACGGCCCTGCTGTTTAATCACATCATAACTATCTGTCGTAAAATGTAGGCGCAAGGCCAAATAATAACGATAGACTTCAAAAGGGGCCATAATCATAGAGGTAAGTGACCCCGTGGTTTAATCATATTAGCTATCTCAGCCTCCATTTGAATCTTCTCTCTAAGCTTCTGATTAATCAATGAACCAATACTATCTATCTCAATATCTTTTTCATGGCAATAACTAATAACTGCATCCATATATGTTGTATTAAAGTTAGCTACTATCTCATCAATATACAAACTAAACTCATTAGGAGATCTGAATCGTTTAGTTATTACTAATGCATCTGTTAGTTGTTCGTTTTCGTCAGTCATACAAAGAAGATAAGGCCCAGCATTACTGCTTGAATGGCGAAACCAAATCCAATTGTTACTACCATCAGCATGTCTTTAATTATAGCTGATTTAACAAAATAAAGCAACAGACCCGCCCACAGTATCAGTGATATATCAAGGGGTGGCATCTTATCGGTAGCACCAGCCATAACGGCAATAAAACCAGGAATAGTTGCACAAATTAATGTTACAATACTTATCCATGCAAACGTGTCAGCTGTTGCCTTGGTAAAGCCCTCAAAATAAGTAAATACACTATCTTTAAATTCGTTAAATTTTTCCATTTTTCTCTCCGTAAAATATATGACGACCAATTTGACTAATCTTTGGAAGGTTCCAATTAGGGTTTACATAATCGGCATGATAATACATTGCCTTATACATCGATGGTAATCTAAAGTTTTCTAGTAATACTTTCTTAGCTACCTCCATAGACTCTTTATAATGTACACCAGATTGTACCTTTGGTCCGCTCTCACAATACCATGAGAACTGACATACGACCTTACCATAAAAAACGTTTTTCTGATATACTACATCGCATATATCTGAAGGGAACTTACCAGATGCTGCTCTATTTAACGTTACCTGTGCAACTGCCACCTTACCCTCAAAGGGCTCCGTAGCTGCCTCATGATAGATGTTCTTTGCAAGACAGGTTAACTGCTTTTCTCTTTCTAGCATTGTGATTGGAGTACCGTTATATTGATTAGTGTTATAATAATCAATCCTATTAGTTGTAAATTTAGTTACCAAATATAACGTTAATACAACCAGACCTATTTTCAAAAATAGATTAAAAGTTTTTACCATTGGTTTTCCTTATTAAAGAGACTCTCGAGTTAACAAGAGCCTCTGCCTTCAGATTACTTCTTGGTCGAAGTTGGTTTGATGTCTGTAGGTATGTTAGAAACAAAACCATTCAAGACTTGCGCCTTAGCAATGATTTCAGTTTCGGAGGGATAGGCTGGGTAGCCTGGATGCTCTGGAGGTGTTTGACCGGCGTGTTTAGCCGTCTCTACCTTTGTGGACCAGTCGTTTGATATTACTTCACGCTTACCATAGTAATCGTCGCCAAGCATATCTTTGGCCATTTTGAGAAGTTCGAGACGAATCTCGAAAGGTGTCATGTTACTCATAATAATCTCCTTGTGTGTATGAGTGTTAAAAAAAGTAGTTTAATTCTGTTACGAGGATAAACTACCAAAAACCCTAAGCAGAGTTTAGGCTGCTAATGCGTACTTTTCATCGTTTGCATTTCTCTTTTTTGCGTCTTCGGCCGAGTTACCCCAACCCTACGGCTTCTACTTTGCCGGATCGTCCATCTTTGTACTTATCGCCCTGTCGAATCTAGAACAGGCCCATCATAAAGACTCTTCCATGAATTATGTGCTTCGAAATAACTTAACCAAACACAATGTTCACATCCTTTACCACAACATGTCGTTGGTGGTATTGGCTCAAAGACCTTATGGTGGACCTGAGGAGATTTGCACTCCTGTCCAGAACTACTTTCGATTAACTTCATACGATCGTAATGTATATTTAGGCGACCTAATTCTCAACCGCCCACATATGGATTATACAGTAGATGCCACTACTAATCCACTCTTTCTTTCGTAGAGATCCCGAAAGTACATTAGGCGTTTTACATGAGTGTTTCTACGCTCAACGAAGACCTGAGGCTCTTCGTCATCTACTGCAATTGCAACTACGGTTTGAGCAACTGGTATCTTAAACTGTTCTTCGAACATAATAGCATAGGCAGAGCATTGCATGAAATAATTCTCGATATCTTCTTTATTTTTAATCCTTTTAGCTGTTTTAAAGTCAATAACAGATAAAACTCCATCAAATTCAGCTACACAATCCACAGTACCAGCAATACGCAAATGATCAGAGTACATTCGTAG